CGCGGGCGGCGGTGGCGAAATCATCCGTCCACGGGCCAAGCCGGTCCCCGTTCGCGTCTAGGGCGTGCTGCTGAAAGACCACGCTTTCGCGAAGGACCCCGGCCAAGCCGGGCTGGCGCTTCTGCAACATTCAGCAATGTCCTGTGAGGCCGCGACGGCGTCGGGACTTCGACCGCGTCGCCGCTGGCGATCAGCGCCGCGCCCCATTCCCGCTTCACGGAAACCGGCGCCGGGCTGGGCTTGAAATGCACAAAGGCTTTGCGGTGGCCGTAGGGGTAAAGGCGCCTCTCACGGACGACCCGAACCCACATCATCTAGGCCAGGGCCGGGTCCCGCAGCCGGTGAAGAATGCCGGTCAGCTGGTCAGACAAAAGCGGGTCGTCCCCGGTCCGGCCGTCATAGAGGGACGTCAACACAATCAGGATTGCGGCCTTGACCAGGACCGGGACCGTTTCCGGGGTCCAGGGCTCGGCCAGGGCCGGCGGGACGGACGGTTCAAAGTCGCTGGTTCGGATCACGCCGGCCGGCGGGACTTCGTCGCCTTCGATGAAAGGCCGCTTCAGATAGTCCACAATTATCGCTGACGCCTGATCCGCTTTGAACATGACGTCCGCCAGCTGGGCGGCGGTCAACGCGGCCTCATTTAGCCGGAGCTGGGCGACGGCTTCAGCCTGGGAAACAAGGGCGGTCATCAGGCGCCGGCCTTAATCTGAAGGCCCGCGAAGTCCTTCCCGTCCCGGCCCCGCTTAATCGCCAGCTGCCAAGCCTTTTCCGTTTCGCCCGGCTTGGCGTTGGTGGTCACGTTGGCGACCCAGCCGGACCCGCCGAAGGTGACGACGTCGCCGGGCTGATAAACCCGTCCGCCTTCATAGACGCCCCGGTAAATCATGGCCGGGATTGGCAGTTCAAACGAATGGACGACCTCGCCGCGCGTGAAAGACAGGACCACCGTTCGCCCGTCTGAATGCAAGCTGGCGTCCAGGTCATCAAAGCCGAACCCGTCGCGGCCGGCGGCGCCGTCCTGGCCGTCGCGGCCGGCGGCGCCTTGCGTCCCGTCAACACCGTCGCGGCCATCGACCCCGGCTTGGCCGTCCTGGCCGTCGCGGCCGTTGAACCCGTCGCGGCCAACCACGACCCCGAACGACCGGCTGGACCCGTCGCCAAAGGTCAGGATCAGGGCGCCGTCCCGATCAATCAGGCCGCCCTTGACGGTGGCCGCCGCGATCTTGGCGGCCATGTCGTCTTCCAGCCGCTTCAGCATCGGCGCGACCACCGCCGCCAAGTCGGCGCCGATCTTGTCCACGAAAGCGGACATATCCACGACAGGTTCAGGCATTTTCTAACGCCTTCCTAAAGCTGGCCGCGATGGCGCCGCTGATCCGCTTGGCGGTGTCTTCGGCCAAGGCTGGGTCTTCGTCAGGTTCAGGGCTTCCAGGGAATAATATTGTTGCTGCGCAAGCGGACTGTCCCCGCCGGGAACCGGTCGCAGGTCGACCCGCGCGCGCGCCTCATTCGGCGCCATGACCGACGCCCCAACGCCTTCCTTCAAGACGGTCATCAGCGTTACGCTGTCCATGCGCAGAAGGTTTTCAATGTCGAATTCGGTTCCCAGCCCGGTTGGACATTCCAGCCCCTCGTCCAGGCATAGTTCCGCCGCTTCAATCAGGGACTGAAGGCATTGGCTGTAATATTCGACGTTTAGGGCTTGGACATTGTTATAAGCCGGCATTTGTCCCAGGCCGATTTTGTACGGCGGGACGTGGAACACCGAACAGACAACGTCGGCCGTCCATTTCAGTTGTTCAATCAACTGGGCTTCAACTGAAGTTAGCGCCAGGCGTTCGTACTTAAGACCGTCGCCCAGGACCGCGACCCGGCCGGCGTTCGGTCCAGTGAAGTTGGCTTCCCAGGTGTTCTTCAGTCTGGCCGCCGTCGCGTCCCCGATGGCGCCGGGCGCTGTGAGAATGCCGCCGGGCTGGGAAGCGTTGGCGAAGAACTTGGACGACCCGGATTGAATGGCGGCGCCCTGGGCGGCCGACGATGCAGCGGCCCAAACCGGGCTTGTCCCGACCAGGGGGTGGTAAATGCAGTTCATGCGGTCGTGAATGATTTCACGGGCCGGGATGGTCACGTCTTCGTCCCCGATCCCTGACAGCCGCGTCCCGGTCAGCTGGTAAAAAACTGACCCGTCCAGGGCGACCAGCGGCACGACCCGGTCAGGGTCCAGGATATGCAGACGGATGACGACGTTTCGGGCGTCCCGTTCCTTCAGGACGAAGACCGCGCCACGGGTCAGCTTCGACAAGAAGTAGGCTTCCCAGTATTGAATTCGGTTCTGGTAGGCGTTCGGCTTGCGCAACACTGGCGAATAGCTGGGGCTGGTCGTCTCCGACCAAATGCCGTCGCTGTCCTGTTCAACCAGCTTGACCCGCAGCTTCGCCAAGTCGGACGCGATCAGCGTCAAGCACGCATAGACCGCGAAGTAAGACAGCGCGGTTTCGCGGTCCAGGACCACGTTCTGTTGCCAAGCACCCGAATAGCTTTCCATGACCCGCATCCATCCGCCCCCACCGGGGACGGGGACAGGCTGGGCGGAAGCCAGGGGCGAGGGCGTCCGGGCGCGTGAGAACAGCGCCGGCAGTCGCATCTAACCGCCCTTGCGAGGGCGCCCGACCGGCCGGGGCGGGTCGCGGTCGTCATCGTCTTCAAACGCCGGCAGGTCTTCAGCGTCGACCGCCTCGACCTTGGCCCGCTTGGGCGGCGGCTTGGGCCGCGACGGCCGCAAGGTTTCCGCCAGACCCTGGAACCGGGGGACCTTGGCCAGGGCGTCAATCAGCCGGTTATCTTGCGCGGTCAGGACCCGCGTCCGGTAGGTCTGCGGCATGGCCTGGAAACTCCAAAAGGAAAGGGCGGTCCGGTCGGCGGTGGCTGGAGGGCGTTCCGCCGGCCGGACCTTTGGGAAAGCTGGCCGGCCCTAGGGGGTCACGACCGCTTCGCCCCAATTGACAGCGGACAGCATGACCACCGCTTCAGGCCGACGCTTTAGCCAGTTGATGGTCCGTTCCGCCCGAATGCCGACGCTGTTGGTTTGCCACAGGCTGACGTAAGGGGCGCCGGGGTTGGTCGGCGGGTCGACCTTGGAAACCGGGGCGTCCGACATTTCCAGGGAAGCTTCCCGGCTCATGTCGACCGCAAAGCCGCCTTCGTCGCCCAGGTAGATTTCCCTGGCGTTGGCAAGGATGACCGTGTCCGCCGGAACGTAGTCGCTGGCGATAATCGGGAAGCCGCCAAGCGACCCGCCCGACCGATCAACGCCAGTGAATTCCGCCTGTCCAAGGAGGTTGGTCATCATGCCCAGGCTGGCCGCGATACCGGCCGGGGCAATCCAGACCCCGCCTTCAAGGCTGTTCTTGCCGGCGGTGTAGGCCGCGAAGGCGGCTTTGATGTCCGCCCGGACGGCCTCGGCGTCGTTGCCACTGGACGGGATCGGGACCACGCCATTTGTGATTGAGGCCGGGGAAATCCCAGCCACAGCCGCCTTGGCGGGGTTCACAAAGTCAATGTCCAGGCGTTCGCGCAAGGCGTCCACCAGACCGTCCCGGACCAGCCCTTCAGCGGCCGGCGAAGACGACCGGATGACCTCTTCAGTCAGGACCGCAATGGCCGCGACTTTCAGGGGGTCCAGCGACTTCCGCGCAAAGTCGAATTTGGTCAGCGGCTTTGCGTCGCCTTCACCCACCCAATAGCCCTGGCCGCCGGTCGTCTGGCCGATCAGGGCGGTCCTGAAGGGGACCCGTCGCAGGTCGGGAATTCCGCCCTGGCCGAACTGACCCAGGATGGTCATGGGCCGCAGGAAGGCGACAAAGTCGGCCACGATAGCGCCAGCGGGTCCGACCAGGGCGCCGGCCCAGGTCGCGTCCGTGGTCGTCGCAGCTGCAACGGCCGCCTTGACGACTTCGACCACGGCCGGGTCCTGGCCATAGTTCCGGCCGGCCAGGGCGATTGGGTCGACCCCAGCCATTTTGGCCAAGATCAGGGTCTTGGCCACGCGGGCCATTCTGATCCCAGGTTCACAGCGTTCGGCCGCCCGGACCACGCTGGGTTCCACGCGGTCAATGACGACCGCGTCCACCCGTCCGGTGTTGGCCGCTTGCTGGCGAATGACCGGGCTGGCGGTCGACGCTGCGGAAGCTTCCACACTCTTAAGCCGGGACAGGTGGGCTTTGGCGCTGT